TTGGTTCTCGCTTAATGTTCCTTTAGCGAAGCGTAAGCGAAGCCCCCCTTTCCGTCGCTTGCGACGGTCAACCACTTCAACTCTGCCGAAGGCTTTTTACTTCACGCGATCAAAAAATGAAAATAAATATTCAAATTGAAACAAACGACAAAAATCAAGAATATACTTTGTGACCTTATGGGGAGTGGGAACTCCCCAAAGAGTCCGAAGTAAATATAATAATAAAAAATAATCCGTCCGAAGATGACATAAATCAAGAAGTCGAAAGAAGAATAAGGGAAAAGAAAATCAAGGAAATAAAAATATAAAAAAATTTGGGTTATATGGTCGAAGACGAGTTAAAAATTACGTTTTCGCCTTTGTTGGCTATACGACTGTAAACAAACCATGTATAAGCTCAATGGGGATTGTAAAAATTGCGATAATGTGAATGTGACTGCTTCTCGTTTGGCTCATACCAGTGGTAATTATAGTAATGGTGCGAATGCTGGAACTTTCTATTTGAATGTGAATAATTCCACTTCGAATACGAATGCGAATATTGGTTCTCACTTAACGTTTCTTAAAAATTCCCTTTTTATTTCAAATCCTATAATGTGCTTGGTTTAACCCTAAAGGTTGGATCAAGATTGGTTAAATGATAGCTATATAACCCTGCCACTTGGCAAAACATAAAAATCTGGGGAGACTGTATTGGTAATTATACGTATATAAACCACTTGGGATTAACAATGTTTATCTCTGCATATAATGAAAGTTCGGTTGTAAAGGAACATTATAGGTAAAAAACAAAATCAAAAATGAAAAGATATGGAAATATTTATGAGAAAATTTACGATTTGGACAATTTAAAAGAAGCCCATAAACAAGCAAGAAAAGATAAAGCATTATATAGGGAAGTCAAAATGGTAAATGCAAGCGAAGAATATTTCTTGACGAAAATTCAGAAAGTATTAAAAGAGAAAAGATATTTTATTTCTGCGAAAGATTATTCCGTTTCGACTATTCGAGATAAAACAAAATCAAGAGAATTGCGAAAATTGAAATACTACCCGCACCGTATTATTCAACGGGCAATCATGCTTCAAATAGAAAAATATTTTATGCAGATATTCACGGATTTTACTTGTGCAAGCGTAAAATGAAGATGAATGACGCACGTGATGAAACTCATGGATCAATACATGAGAGACGAAAAAGGGACGGCGTATTGTTTAAAAATAGATATTTCAAAATTTTATCCGAACGTCAACCATAGAATTTTGAAAAAGCTATTAAGAAAAAAATTCAAAGACAAAGATTTATTAAAACTTCTTGACATGATCGTTGATTCATTCCCTTGAAAAAGGGGCTTGCCAATTTGAAGTTATTTATCGCAATTTCTCGCGAATTTTTATCTTTCATATTGCGATCATCGATTAAAAGAAACGATCCATTGCAAATACGTTATAAGATATATGGACGACATAGTTATATTATGAGAAAGCAAAAGGCGATTAAGATATGTTTTTCGTAGGTTGAAAGGTTATCTCGACGGGTGTTTAAATTTGAGAATTAAACCGAATTATCAAATATTCCCGACGGGCGAAAGATGAGTCGATTATGTTTGATATAGATATTTTTATTGATATAAATTATTGAGAAAAAGAACGGCGGAAAAATTCAAAAAGAAAGCGTTGAAATTAAAAGAAAAGCAAGATAAATGAATTATGCGGACGTTCAAGGAGTGGTGCAGTATAAATAGTTATATTTGACGAATTTGTCATTGTGATTCTTATAGATTATATGAAAAATATATTGATCCAATAATACCGTCTTTGAATAGGTATTATTTTTATGAAATATCAAATAAAAATAAGAATAAAACAAAGAAATATTATAAAAAATTGATTCACAAAAAATGAAAAATATAATTATTGATTTATTCAAAAAAAAAGATACAAAGAAAATATAATTTAATTTTTAATTTTTGGATTATGCCAACTCCAAAAAGCGTCGAGGTTTTAGAATTAGAAATGAAACAAATGAAAGAAACAATCAATAAGATTGATGAAAACGTTTCAAAAATTTCTTCTTTTATCTTTGAATGATGAATTGAAGAAAAATTCGTTTCTCAAAAAACATTTGAACTGACGATTGAAGCAATGCAAAAAGAACTCGAACTAAAATGAAAAATGTTGGACGAATTGAAATCCAATCAATCAAAAGTTATTCGAATAGTTATCACAGCCGTATTAACTGCGGTTCTTGGTTTAGTGATAAAATCAAATATTTTTTAGTTTTTAATTTTTGCAATCATGGAAAGCGCGCTTTTAAGTATCGCCGGTGGATTGATTACGCAAATCGTCACTCGGCTATCATTAAAGACAAAGATTAGTCAAACAACTTTGTCAATTCTTTTGCCGGTTGTTTTCGGTGGAATTTATTATGTAGCCCGTCAATATTTTATTGACGAAACAACTCGACAACAAATCGTTTGATTTATTTCTTGATCCTATGCGTCCGGACAATTATTTTATAATTTCCGAAAACAGCAAGGACGACTCGATAAAAAATAATTTTATCTTGTAAAATATAAAAATGGAGAACGAATTCACAACTGGTGCATTATGTAAAAGTCCGGAAGAAATGGACAAAAGAGATTTTGAGACGGAAATGGTTATGTGAACCGTCACGGACGAAATGTTAAAAGACTTGCCCGAAGAAGTTGACTTAATTAAAGAAATTAACGAAACTTATAAACAAGGTTCAATTCCTTGTTGCACGGCGACCGCTATTTGTCATGCGATATTGATTGAAAACATTTTTGATCACATGAATAATAAAATTTTCGTCGATCAAAAATATCAATGGGTGAACAATCAATGAAAAAGACGGGAAGCAAACGAAAGCGGAGATTATTTGGAAAACGCTTTAAAAAGTGCGAGAAAAAACGGAGTAAAAGGAAAACTCGCAGATTGAACAGATTTTTCATTTAAAATTGACGGTTATTCATACAGTGGAGTCAATGCAGATTTCGAAAGATTTTTAAAGGTTATTACTTATTATTTAAGCATTAAAAAACCTTTATATTGGAATTTGAGATGAAACAGCCAAACTTCAAAAGAAATGTCGGCTGGAGAAATCAAGACCGTTTATAAACAAAGCGAAACGAGTTGGTGACACGCAATCGTTCTTTGAAAAATAGATTTCAAAAGAAAAATCGTTTGATTCGCAAATTCACGATCACGAAACACGGAAAATAAAGAATGAACGAAAACTTTGTCCGTGTTTGAAATATCTTTCGACATATTCAAGCAATTATTAGAAAATAATGTTTTCGGTTGGAGATATTGGGAAATTTGGGATTTTGACGACATTAAACCAGACGCATTATTTATAGATTTTGCGAACGTTGACGAAAATTCAGAATCTTATAAAGCAGTCAAACGGGCGAAAGATAATTGATATATAAAAGGAGTTCCGCAAGAATGATGAAACCGCCTTGAACCAAATCGCCCAATGACAAGACTGGAAATGTTGCTTGTTTTATATAGAATTTTTGGTTGAAAACCGTTTGAAAATAATTAAAAAACAAATTGCAAGTCTTTGCGGGTTTGCAATCCATACGAAAGCGGATCATTCTTGATCCGTTTTTGTTTTGACTTTCTTTTTGAAATTTTTATATTCATTTCGAATGCTACTCGTATTCACTTCATGATCTCAGTTTGCAAAATTTCCGAATGTCGCATATTCGGATTTTTTGTTATATAAAAATAACTTGAAATTTTTGACATGAATAATAAAAATTAAATTGTGTTTTTTCTTCATGGAATTGAAAGCCAATCCGGACGGGTTGGTTTTTTAAAAAAACGGCGTGGTTTTTACGTCGTTTTTTAATGGTTTTTATTAGTTCTCGTGCGGTTTTATAGTTTTTGAACGGTGAACGAATTTCCGTTGCGGAGTAGGGGGGTAAATAGATCATTTGAGTCGGAACAGTTGAAAATATTTTCCAAAGTTTCACGCGTCACATTTTCATTTAAAACTCTTGCGTTATTTTCACCGCGAACAAGAATTCAAACACGTTCAAGATTGTCACCGATTTTTTTATATTCTTTTGGATTCATTCAGAATTTCATTTTTGCATTCATGAAAGGGAATCATTTATTTTGAAGAATAAACGAAATTAAATCGGATTTTTCAACGCCGTCAATAGCGTCTTTCGGTTCGTTTTCTTTCGGTTGTAAAAATTCAATATGTGGAATTAACTTTCGAATTTTCAAGAATGCCGATATTATCGTGTCAAAAAATGCAAATAAATTAACACAGATTATTCAACCGACAAATATTCGTTGCGAGTGAATAAAATTTAAAGTTTGCACTTTGCCGATAAAACAAACGCCGAAAATCAAAGCACAAATAATTCGTTTATCAATCCACCAAATAAAATTTTGGAAGATTTTTCATTTTTCAATCGATTTAACGATTCTTGTTTTAATAGCGTTTTTAATCATTTTGTTTTAATTCAGCAAGTAAAAGTTTTGAAATTTCTTCTTCGACTTTTAACATTTTGTCGATCGTGCGTTTTCGTTTTCTCAAAATTTCTCATCTTTTAAAAATGTCGGGTTCTTTACAATAGTCAACCCGAAGACATTTTGATTTGTTGCGTAATACTTCACAACTTTTGATTTTTGTTTCCATGTGTTTTTCTAAAGGAATAAAAGCGTCATATTTAATTTGACGATATAATTATATACGAAAAAAAATATTTGTCAAATTTTTTAAGACTTTTTTGTCTTGAAATTGTCTTTTATTTTTTTATATCATGAGTGTCAAATAGGGTGACACGCGATTATTAAGGTATGAAAAAGGAAATCTTGCAAGCGATTTCCTATCATATATGAAAGCACTTGATCCACCCTATTTGGATTGAGTGCTTTTTATTTAAATAATTATATTAAAATGATCAAAGACGAAAGTTTTGTTCTTATTCAAGGACGAATGCTGACGGAGTTATGACTTCATTGAAACGAATTATTTGTTTATGCTATTATAAACAGTTTCACGAATCAAAGTGACGATCATTATTTCCATTGATCATTGCAATATTTAGCCGAACGAACGAATTCAACAAAAAGAAACGTTCAAAGGAATTTACAAAGTTTAATTGATAAATGATTTATCGAAAAAAAAGAAGTTTATCAAAATAATATTAAATTTTGTGAATATAGGTGTGTTCCAATTGTCACCGGTATAGACAAAATGTCATCGGGGTATGGACAAAATGTCATGGGGGGTATAGACAAAATGTCCACTAATAATATAATAGATAATAAAGAATATAATAAAGAAAATAATATAATGTTAAAAAATAATAAAAATATAATGTTAAAAGAAAATATAATGGAAGAAAAAAAAGAAAAAAGTTCCGCGAAAAAAGAAAAAAAAGAAATCGCGTTGAAAAAAGATTTTTCAGAATATCAATTCGTGAATGAATTTATTGATCCGGAAAATCCGTCGATCGCGTATCAAATGAAAAAAAACGAAAATTATTTACTTCAACAATATTCGGAGATCGACAAATTAAATAAAGATTGATTTGATAATGATATTATTCAAGTCGTCTTGAATTATATAAAACAAGATAAATTCCGATCTGAAAATATTCTTTCAATCAGTAAACTACGCAAGAAAGATAAAGACGGCGTGCCTTATATAGTCCGCATGATTGAAAAAATAAAGAATTATAAACCCGTCGTTGTTGACTTTGACGCTTTACATAAATAATTTATTCGAATGATTTGAACGATTGCAGTTTCAGAAAAAAAAGATTTCGTTTGTGTTCATTTATTTTCATGAGAAATTTTAATCGCAGTTTGAACGGTTGACGAAATGAACGCCGTATTACAAAAAGCGTGAAAATTTGTAAAAATATCATGAAATATTGTCGCCGTTAGTTGAATAAATTTCGTTGAACCATATAATCCGGACGAAATAGAAATATTTATCGCAACACAAAACGATCCAAAAATAAAACAAGAATTGCAAAAGATAAAGGAAGAAAGAGACGAAAAGAATTTGAAAACGAACGGGGCTTGACATTTACGAGAGATTTATGAAGCCCGCAAAAAATAAAGTTTTTATTTTCTTATTTTACAAGAAATGAAATACTCAAAGACTTGCGAATGTTGTTGAAACGTCGTTTCAGCATACACGCACAAATTAAACGCATGGAATGTTGTCATGCTTGAAAAGTTGGTTTTATTTTATCAAAAACGAAATCGTCCGGCGATTATTTCGGAATTGGATTTGACGCCGGTGGAATATTCGGTTTTTGGGAAGATGAAACATTTTTGAATAATTTCGCACGTAAAACGAAAAACAGCAATAAACGGCGAAGAAATTTCTTGACGGATTCCAACTTTAAAATGAATTGAACGACTACAAGGAAAAATTCAAATCGAAAATAGATCGGCGAGTTTTTGAAAACAGACTTTGCCGTTGGATCACGAAGCCCGACAAACAGATAAACTTTGACGAAAATTAGTTCGGGTTCGAGATATAAAATCGGATTATAAACGAAAACACGGTGACGAATACAAAAAAGAAAAATGAACGAGAACATTATTTGATTTTATTTGTTGAAAATAATCATGGAAAATATTATTTTGCTTGTTTCATATTTCCTTTTTGCCTTTAATAATATCGAAAATCAAACGGGGGGGGTAAATCCGGAAAATCCTTTAAATTATTCAATAACGATCGACGGTTTTGATTATTATTCGGACGCGAACCGTTGGGCGAATTTACGATACGAATGAACGTCCGGAGATATTGCGATCGTCGAAACGTTTATGCAAGAAGCAATGTTTAATAAAGACGCGGTTTGAAGATATGGCGAAAGATGACTTTGTCAATTATTGCCCAATAAAACAAATAACGTCCGAATAAACGATCCGCGTTGGAGTTCCGGAGATTATCAAGCCCAAGTTTGCCTTGATAAACGAAACGCCGTCAAAGATAAATCAAAAATCCGGAGTGCTTATAAAGTGAGATATAAGCAAACACATAAAATTAAATTTGTCAAATAAAAAAATAAAAATAGACTTGAAATTGTAAAAAATAAATATATAAAGAGAACGTAAAAATAAATATGGATTGCTTTTTATTCTTTAAGACTTGCAAAAATGGAGAAAATCGAAATCAACGGAAAATTATTTCAAATCAATTTCTTTTCATGAAATCAAATCTTTATCGTTTCAGTTCGAGACGGTGAAGAATTTAGAGTTCCTTATTCAAGATCACATTTCAAAACAAGAAAAGGTGCTTTGAAAAGGTGCGAAGAACTTGCACAATAGCAAGTCTTTTTTATTCGTTAAAAAATAAAAATCATGAAAAAAAATGTTATGGTTTGATTTCCAAAGAAAAAAACGTTTCGAAATTCAACAACGGACAATGAAAAATGATTGATCCTTGCGTGAATAAATCTCGCACTTGCCGTTTATTTCTCGATTTTTGCGATCGGGTTTGGATTATTTATTTTTAATTGTTATTTCGTTTACAAATGGGCGACAAAATCATAAAAACACCGCTTGACGATATAGTATTTATAAAAACAAGCATTAAATCATTAAATTTTAAATGCGAAAGGTGTTGAACTTTAATGACGGACGGGCGAACGATCATGAAAAAAAGATTCCGATTCGACAACCAAAAAAAAGAAAAACAAAAAGTCGTTTGCAATAAATGTTTCAGATTGATTGCAGATCACTATGAAGATTTATTTCCTGATTTTAAAGTAAATGAGTGATAAAAAGATATATTATAAAGTCAATTTCGATATGTATTTGGAAAACGTCGAAGTCACAAAAATAATTCATGACGAAAAATCAAAATATTTTGATCGTGTTCATTTCAGTAAAATAGAACTTGCTGACGCATTCCAAGAATATGGCGGATCATTCGTTCAATCTTTGTGAACCGCTTTAATAAATGCAGATTGTATAAACGCCGACAAATTGATTAAAACGTTTGAAAATTATGTTATTCAATACGCGTTTGACTTTATCAAAAGAAATAAGAAGAATGCTTAAATATCAAAACGACTGGTTGAAATCACGCCATAAATCGAGAACCGACACGATATTTTGCGAGATTCCCGACTGTCCGAATATAGCGACGGAAATTCACCACATTTCAAGGTGCTTCAGATGAAAAAGGACAAATAAATCGGACGGTTCAGATTTAATCGCTTTATGTAGATTTCACCACGAAAAAATCCACGCGAAAAATACTGAAGAAAATATAAAAAATTTACTTGAAATTGTAAAAAAAATAATTATAAGAAAATCAAGGTTTTATTCTTAATATATAAAAAATGGATTGCAAAAAAGAAACATTCGGGATTTATTCCAAACTTGCGGGCGTTCGTTCAGAATTGGACGGAATGCAAAAAGCCGGAAATAATGAACAACAAGGTTATTCGTATTTTTCGGACGATCAAATTTCTTGAACTTTCAGAAATTTATTCAATCTTTATAAGATTGCTTTTATTTATTCAAGCGAAATAACGGGTTGCCGTGAAATTTCGCCAACAAGAAGTTGAACCAAACAATTTATCACGGACGTTTCGGTTCATTATTTTTTCGTCGATATTGAAGACGGTTCAAAGGTTGAATGATACGCGTGTGGATCATGAAACGACACGGGGGACAAATGAGTTTATAAAGCTATAACATGAGCCGTAAAATATATATTTATGAAAACGTTTCAAATCTCGACTGGAGACGATCCGGAAAAAGATATTGTTAAAGACTGGACGCCAAAGAAAGAAAAAGAGCCAGTAAAGACGAAAAAAGATCCGCTTGAATTTGACGAAGAAAATAAAGATTTTGATCCAAATATTTTCAAACAAGAATTTACACAACAAGATTTTGAAAATTTTAAAAAGGCGGTTGAATCATGAAGTTTTGATATAAAAGGGAAAACAGCCGGAGACGTAATTGAAGAAATCGAGAAAAAATATGACGTATGATCAAGACGAAAATTAGAAATCCAATGATTTATGAAATATAAAAAATAATTCATGAAACGGATTGGAGAAAAAAGCAAGATAAACCGAAAACAAATCGTTGAACGATTAAACGATCAAAAGGACGGCGAATATTCAATTGAAATTAAAAGATATTGAAAAAAAACCGACGCCCAGTCGTGATATTATCGGGGCGTCGTGTTGGAAACGATCGCGAACGAAACTTGATTCGCCGGCGTTCAATGGTTTTATTTGGGTTGAATGCCAATAATAATGGATTGAAAAGAATATCTTCACGCCGTTATGAAATGACTATTACAAAAAACAAGTTCGAAAAATATGACAAAATTTGAATATTCGGAATTGATAGAAACAGCAATTGAAGTCGCAGACAATCTTTGAATAAAAATTCCGCCACCTATTAGATAAAAAACCCGCTAAAGATGAAAATAATTTGATTTGTCCATGTTATATCGAGAACGCGTTGTTCGAAATCCTATTTAAACAAAATTGGAGTTATTGGACGCCGTGTTGCTTTGATAAAAAGTCCGATGACGCGATTATTCTGAAGATCGCATATGCGAGTTTCATGATATAAAATGAAAAAGAAAAAATGCGTTTGAAAATGGTGTATAATTAAATGACAAATCGAAGTTTATAAAGCGGGGTGGAAATATAAGTTTTCAATGAAAAATTGCGAAATAAAACCACGAATAAGAAAAAACAAAATCAAAACAAAATTCAAAAAGTTTTTATTCTTTATTTATAATGCCATGAAGAAATGATTTTATCACGTTTGAGCCGAATATTTGATATTACCAAAACGGCTTTGAAAATTGGTTGAAATTTATTGAAAACCCGTCAGAAAAATGCTTGAATATGATCCAAGCAAAGTTGATGACGAATATTGAAAAGTTGAATATTTACACTATGCAACTTGACGCGTTGAAAGAAAAAATTTTGTATGAACGATTTATTGCGATTATGAAACAGCGGAAAAAGTAAGAACAGAAAATACATTGAAACAAATTTGACGCGTTATGCAAGACAAATGATATAAAATAAAAGATATTGAGAAAAAAGACGAAAGGATTGAAGAACTTGAAAAAGAAAACGACGAATTAAAATCTTTACCACCAGTTGCAGTTGAAACGATTAGAAATATTGACGACGTCGACATATACCCCGCAGACGATCCAAGATCAAAATTTTATAAAGAAAAATTTGACGAAAGATTAAATGAAAATTTGACGGAAAATAAAAAAAGATGACGTTCAACGTGGGAAAAATAAAATCAAAAAATTGACTTTTATATATTAAAAAATTTGACAAATGAAAAATCAAGAAAATAAAAAGACATGATTGAATAGATTGGAAAATTTCATGTCAACATTTAATTTTGAGTTCAATACAAAAGACGTTCGTTATAAATGAGTTATTGAAAAAAAGTGATTTAATATTGATTGAATTATTAAAGATTGTTTTGTTGCAAGAATTTATATTTACAAAGACAGTTGCAATAGTTTATTATTGCGACAGACAAAAGACAATGTTTGGTCAATTGATGAAGCTATTGAACAAATAAATATCTTTTTCAAAGATAACTTTTTTTCAGATAATATTTGCACTTTTTAGATCTTAAAAAATTTGACGTATGGAAAACCAACAAACAGATTTGCAAATGGTCGGGGAAAATTTCCGAACCTTACAAACAAAACGTGCAAACGCACAAATTGAATTGCGTAATTTGGAAATGGAATTACAGCAAACAGAGTTTCGAAAAGCTATTCAAGAAAAAAGAATGGAAGTCGCAGAATTAGAGAAAAAAGAAAGCGAAATGAAAGCAAACATTATGAATTGAATGTTGCAAAACCAATTGAAATCAATTGAATTCACGTTTCAGAAATTTACAGTAAAAAAGAATCCTTGATCATTAGTTATTGAAGATGAAAGCAAAATTCCGAACGAATTCAAGAAAGAAAAAGTTGAAATCGTGATCGATAAAAAAGCGATTAAAGATAAAATCGCGAACGGAGAAAATGTTGACGGTGCAAGTGTCACTTATTCGCATAGTTTAGTTATTACCCCAAAATAAAATGCAACAGAGTTTATTATCGGACGGGAAAAAGCAATTTTATTATGAAAGTCGATTAAATAATAGAGTTGCAAGAGATCAGAAAGAAAGAGAAGTTAAAGCGAAATGATTCAAAGAAGTCCACAAATGAGAATATAATTGTGCGGGGGGGGGACAATTTATTTTTTAACTCGAAGATAAACTAAAATGAAACCAGTTGAAAAAATAAGACAATTACACCAAGAGTTTATTCGTGAATACCCTTGATTTTGAAAGCGTGTTTGAATGAAACATATTTGTCAATATTTCGGAATAACACGCCAATCGATTTATAAAGAAAGCACGAAACCGAACTCAAAATTAAACTCGATTGATCGAAGCAAACGATCAAACGAAAAATTCTTAAAGTTTTTATTCAATAATTATAAAAAATCATGAAAATTAGATGAGAATTAAAAGAAAAAATGGAAGTTCAAACATTCGGAGAATGAGAGAACGAATTCAAAAAGCAGACTTTAATATTTGTTGAAGTCGAGCCGGAAGTTGAATTTCCAAACACTATCGCAATTGATTTTTCAAACGACAAGTTAATTCTTGCCGGATCAATGGAAGTCGGTGGAATTTACGACGTAAACTTTTCAATTTCATGTAAGAAAACTGAAAAGGGCGGAATATTTAACACGATTCGCGGACGAAAAATCACAGCCGTAAAAACGCCGGACGAAAAAGAAGCCGAAGAAGTTTTACCATTTTAAAAATTCAAAATGTGAGATATAGCAAAACTTATAGAAAAAGCGAAAGCGTCAAAGCACGTTGACGCAATATTATATTTAACTGAAAATAAAGATAAAATTAAAGATCAATTTTCAGAAATGTATAAAAATTCTTTTTGAGAACAAGAAAACACACCGCAAGGAGAAACGATAAAAAAGGTCATTTCTCTTGTTGCTGAATTTGTTTTCAATTCTTGTATAGATATTTTATCAAATGATAAAAAAGATGAATAAAAAAATTCTTCTTGTCATTCCTTGCTACACATGAGAAATTCATGACGAAGTTAGAAAAGCGATTGACAATTTAATTGTTCCGGATTGATACGAGCTGGAAGAAAAAGTTTTAATAAGGACAATGGTTCACGTTGCGAGAAATTACGCAATAAAAATCGCACTCAATGAATGATTTGATTATTTATTGTTTTGCGACGATGACAACGCACCGGAGAAAGACGCTTTAAAGCTATTGCTTGAAGCCGACAAAGATATTATCGGTGGAATTATTCGTTGAAGACAAATTCCGCATAAACTTTGCATATTTGATCGAGAACCCGACAAAGATTGATTCAGAAATTATATTCAATTTCAAAGAATGCCAATTGTTCCGGACGACGTTTTCGAGATTGCGAACACTTGAACGTGATTTATATTATACAAAAGGGCGGTTTTAGAAAAAATGCGGGAAGAATATAATCACAACCCGTTTGAATTTAAAGTTGCCCATTATGTCCAATTTATAAATGGTTCGTGGTGCGAGCTTGAAAAAGCATTTCCAAGATTTATGCCGATTTTCAAATATGAAAAAGACGGATCAATAAAAATAGTTCATGCACCCGTTTCGGAAGATATTTTATTTCATGAGCGTGCAAAATATCAAGGATTTCATATTTTCGCCCATAGAAAAGTTTGTTTAAAACATTATGACACAAACGGCGACTTTTATTCAGTAGAAGATGAACCCGATGATGACGATTGCAATGACGGTTTATAAACGAACCGAACGAACCGACAAAACAATCAAAAGCATTCTTGAAAATAAATCGGACAAAATCGAATTATTGATTTTATTAGACAATCCGGAGAAACGCGAAATTGAAAAACTGCAAGAATTGACGGATTCACGGAATAAAAAAGATTGAACGATAAAAATTTTCATTCAAAGGACAGATAAAAAGATCACATGACTTTGGAATGAAGCGTTCGAACTTGCGACGAATGAAAATATATTTATTATCAATGATGATATTGAAGTTTCAAAAAATTTTGATAAAATAATTCAAGAGCATTTGGAAAACAATATTGTCAACCCGATTTATAGGACGCCATACGAAGAATGATTGAGATATAAAGACAACAATATTTCATGACACGCATGGGCAATAAAAAAATCAAATCGAAAAAAAATCTGAAAGATTGACGAAAGATTAAAACTGCGATATTGAGACGACTTTATATTTCATAATGCGATTGATCACGGATTAAAGATTGAACGAATCAATGACGTCGAAGTTTTCCACCGGTATTCAAAAACGGTTGGAGATGAAAAAATAAAACAAGAAACGAAAAAGATAATCAAACAAGATTTGGAAAATCGAAAGACAATATTGAAAGAAAAATGACGGTTTGATTTTAGATTTCAATAAAAATGAAAGACGTAAACAAACACCATAGAATTCCGAGTTCAAGGGGCGGAAATTCCGACAAAGATAATTTAAAAATCCGAGACGTAAAAGAACACGACAATCGGCATAGAGTATATGGAAACGACACGCCCGCCGAACAAATATTAAAAGTATTATCAGTGAATTCGAACTGTTTAAACGTAGATTTCAAAAGAAGTTTGATCGAAGTATTAAAATTTTTTAAGGGGAATTATTACAAGGACAAGTGCTTGAATTATGATCCGAAAGAAAATTTAGATATTTAATCAAAAGACCATGTTTCAATATTTACTTATAACGATTTATCGAGTTTTCGCGACGCGGATTTCCTTTTGTTTAGGACATAAGCGGAGAGATAAATCAAAATATGTGATTGCAATGATTATTTGTTGAATAATCTTTTGATTCATTTTATTTCATGAGAAAGTCGAATAATGAAAATCGAATCCGTAAAGATAGAAAAAATTATTCCGTATGAATTAAACAACAAAATTCACGATGAAACACAAGTCAATAGAATCGCAAATTCAATTCGTGAATTTTGATTTCTTCAACCTTTAGTGATCGACAAAAATAATATAATTATTGTTTGACACGGCAGGTTTGAAGCAAGCCAAAAATTATGATTAAAAGAAATTCCATGCGTAAGGGCGGAGAATTTAACGGACGAACAAATAAAGAAATTCAGAATATTAGATAATAAACTGAATGAAAGTGCGTGGAATATGGAAAATTTGAAAGTCGAACTTCAAGAATTATGAAACCTTGACATTTGAGAATTGGAACTTTCAGTTGAAGAACTATTTCCGGATTTGGATTTCGGCGACGAAGAAGAAAAAGAAGTTGAAGAAGACGAAGCCCCAGAAGTTGACGAAAAAGCCAAAATCGTAGGGGGGGGACTTATTTATTCTTTGACAGCACCGTTTATTGTGCGGAGACGCAACAAAAATCGAAAACGTTCACGAACTTATCGACTGAAACGAAATCGACATGATCTTTACCGATCCGCCATATAATATTTGATATTCCGGCGTGAGTGATAAAAGAACGATCAAGAATGATAAAATGGAAGACGAAAAATTTGTTGAATTCCTTAAAAACTCTTTGCAATATTGCGAGACTTCTTATGTTTGTTGCAGTTGGCAATATTCCCACTTATTCAAACAAGCGATGACGGAGTTATGAATGCCACCAAAAGCAATGATCGTTCGAAACAAAGTAAATCCGGCACAACATTTAGACAAATATTTTAAACAGCACGAACTTATATTCTATTATTGAAAGTTCGGCGGAGAAAAGACTTTGAGATGAGACGTTCGAGAATGTAAAAGGCAAAAAAATACAGTTCACCCGACAATGAAACCGCTTGAATTGATTTGAATGGCTTTAAAAGATAATCCGGACAAAAAGAATATTCTTGATATGTTCGGTTGAAGTGGTTCAACACTTATTGCTTGCGAACAGTTAGGCAGAAAATGTTTCATGCTTGAACTTGATCCGAGATATTGCGAAGTGATTATAAAAAGATTTCACAATATAAATCCGGACGCAGAAATAAAATGTTTGAATCGTGATATTGATTTGACAGCTTTATTTAATGATGATTAAATATGCAACAAACAAAATATGATTACAACGCATTAAAACTTGAATATTTTCAATCGGAGATCGACGAAATAAAGAGCTTTCGATTGGACAAAGGTTTGACGTATAGTTCAAGAACGCGTGAAATGACGAAAGGACGATGACAAGAAAAGCAAAAGCGAAAAGACGCGATAATTCAAAAGGCGTTAGAACGTAAAAAAAACGAGATCGCAAAAAAACTTGAAATTCCGGTTGAAGATTTATTCGCTATTAAAAAGCAAGCGATCGAACTCATGAAAGCAAAATTAAACCAATATGCAAAAAGGCGAAAAGAAAATCCGGACGACACGCCGATAAATATAAAGGACGTGGACAAAATCCGAAGAATGTCAAAGACGGAATTATGAGAACCGACGATTGTTGCGAAGAACGAATGAAAGACAACGCTTGAAACAAATTGACCGTTGGTTGCAATAATCCGTTCGGAAGAAAGCGAAGACGAAACCGAAGAAGACGACGAATAATCGTCTTTTTTTATATTTGCAATTTAATAAAAAAATAATATAAAAATATTATTCTATCATCGATGATAAAATAATATAATGTTTGAAAAATGAAATAATTTTTGAAAAAGGAATCGGAGAATGTCCGATAATAAAAAAAAGTGGTTGCATTTGAATTTGTTGGTTGCGTTCTTTTGAATATCACGCCAAGCAATAAAAAATGAATGTTGCAAAATGAAAATCGATTTGTCCGATGAATTTCAAGTTTCGGTTTATATCAAAAACAAATTAAAATGACAAATCAAATAAAACTATTTTGAAAGCAAACAAAGGTTCGAGATATTTTGACGGATCAGAAAAATCCAATCCTTGAACTTTTAATTGGGGGCGGTGCGTGATGATCCAAAACGTTTACGGGTTGTCTTCGGATCGTGACAATGTGTTTGAATTACCCTTGAACGCGTCGGGGTTTATGACGTTCAAAAATGAAAACTTTGAAAATGACTTCTTTAAAAACTTTGACAAAACTTTTAACGAATCAATTTTGATTGGTTGAATGAAAACATTTTAAAGTCACATGATCAAACGATCCGCAAACACCGAACACCGTAATTTTTTGGAATGGTTCAGAAATTTTATTACTCGATTTAAAATATTACCCGTCACTCGATCCGGATTTTGACGATTTATGATCTCTTGAATTGACGGGGTGATTTATTGACGAAGCCGTGCAGATTTCCCACAAAGCATATCAAGTTTTTTCTTCACGTATTGGAAGACGAAAGAACGACGAAAACGGATTAAAGCCAATGCTTCTTTTATCATGCAACCCGTGAAAAAATCGAGTTTATCAAGATTTCTATAAACCACAAAAAGCGGGAATAATTGAACCGCATAAAAAATTTATTCAGATTCTCGCAACCGATAATCCATATTGTCCGAAAGATTATATTCAAAAACTTTCACTCATGCCCGACTGACCGATGAAACAAAGATTGTTTTATTGAAATCGGGAATATGACGACGACACAAATAAAGTTTATTCTTATCGTGATTTGCAATCGATATTTTCAAACGTTTGAACGACTGGCGAAAAATATATTATTACCGACGTCGCTTGATCCGGAAAAGACACGACCGTCGTTTCTGTTCGAGATTGACGAAAGGTTATTGAATGGATTATTGAAGAAAAATCCACGCCGGAGTCCGTCAAACATATTATGCAACAAAAACAAATCGAATATAATGTTAAAATAAAAAATATGGTTTATGATTGATCTTGACTTTGACGGTGATTGTCCGGTTTAGGTTGTGAAATCTTTCAAGGTGGTTCAAAACCAATTCCAACGAAAGACGCAACCGAACAAGAAAAAGAATGATTGAATAAAACTTATTTGAATTTGCGTTCGCAATGCTTCTTTATGCTTGCGAAACGAATCAAGGACGGTTCGTTGTCTATTCCGAATATTTCGGAAGATTTACAAACAAGAATTATTGAAGAACTCGACGTTATTCAAGCATGGAAAATCGAAAAAGACTGACCATTGCAGATTATACCAAAAGACGAAATAAGGAAAATTTTATGACGTTCGCCCGATCTCGCCGACACTATTTCAATGCGTGTTTATTTTGAACTTATAGAAAGAAACGATCCAATGTTTTATTAAACAAATAAAAAATGAAAATTGCCCCACCATTTATTGATCAAAAAATATTCGATTGATTAAAAAGCCGTGAAAAAGCATATTTGATTTTTTTATTTCAAAAACGCTTTACAAAAAAGCAAATAATGAAAAAACTTTTTATTGATAACGAAAGGACGTTTCAAAGATTACAAAAGAAAATGTCGGATTTAATAAAACGTCAAAATGACGCAAAATCAAAAAAAGCAATTGAAATCAAAAAAAATTCCTATAAAAAGAAAATATAAAAATTTTATTTTCTTTTCATTATATCATGTCAAGATACATTTGAAGAAAAATCAATGTCGGATTCGGAAAAGAAACGACAAGATGAACAGCAGTCACACCCGCAATTCGAGTGCCAAAGGCTTCTCTTGATTTCGAAGATAAATCTGAAAAAGTTATTGACGAAAGTTCAATCGGAGTTATCGAAGACAGTTTTGACGGTCACGTTTCAAAACAATATGCGGAGTGATCTTTTGAATGCAACGTTTACGCAAACGCAATTTGATTGATTTTATTAAACGTTTTTTGAAGCGTTTCAACTTCTTGATCAAGTGGAGAATACACTCACGCTTTTTCAGTAGCTGAAACCAACCAGCACCAATCTTTAACAATTGGACTTGCTGACGATACGCAAGATAGACAATTTCCGCTTGCAATGGTTAATTCATTTGAGTTAAACGCAAGCACCGGAGATTTCGTTAAAGCGACTGTTGATTTTAGATCAAAGAAATGAGCAGACGCGAGCTTGACACCAAGTTATTCAAACGATTTTGCGTTATTAGGAAAAAACGTTCAAGTTTATCTCGCAGATAGTCTTTCATGATTAGATTCTGCAAGTGCAATAAAAGCCACAAACTGCACATTGACTATAAATAAAAATCTTGAAGACGTTGACGTTCTTTGAAGCGTTGAACCAGACGATTTCTGCAATGCACAATTCACCGTTGAATGAAGCATTGAATTATTATGGGACAACGAAGATTATAAAGATATGTTCATGGATTGAGACAAAAAAGCAATTAGAATTGAAATAATCGATTCAAATTCAACTCTTTCATCATGACACCCAACATTGTCTTTTGATCTTGCGAGTGTAATTATTACTGAATTCGCAAAAACTCAAGACAACGACGCATTAGTTCGTCAAGGATTGACTCTTAAAGCGTTATATTCAATGAGTGATTCAAAGATGATAACTGCAAAATTGATAAATTCACAAAGTTCATATTAGTTTTATTTTGTAAAGATAGAAAAATGCTATTGACAGAACAACTTGCAAAAGAGCTTTCAGAAAAACTTTCATGATTTAATATAAAAGAAATCGGGGAAGATTGAACGTTCAAAGTTGTTGCAAGCGACGAAACCGTTGATCGTGCCGGTGAAGTCATTAAAGTTTCTTGACGGGATTTAGTGAACTTCTTAAAAAATCCAGTTATAATCGCAAATCATATTTATAGAGTTGAAAATATAATTGGAAAAGCGACAAGCGTTTTCGTTGAAAATGATAAACTCGTTGTTGAATGAGTTTTCGCAACAACCGAACTTGCACAAGACGTTCGTAAATTATACGACGGCGGATTTATCAAGACCGTTTCAGTTTGATTTATTCCACTTGATCGCGACGAAAATAATCCAAGAATAATTACAAGAGCCGAATTATTGGAAGTTTCTTTCGTTCCTGTTCCTTGTAATCCAAACGCATTATCATTATGAAAAGAAGTCGTTGAAGATTTAATTTCAAAATGATTGCTTATAAAAGAAGAAGAACAAAGCGAAGAACCAAAGGAAGAATGAAACCCGAGCGAAGAAGCTGAAGCAAACGCGACCAGCGAAGAATGAAACGAGAGTCAAGAAAATCAACTTGACAATGAAGAAGAAAACAATAATCATGAAAATGAAGAAGAAGATTTGAAATCGATTCTTTCAGAAACGAAAGAAATATTAAACGAAACAAAATCACTTCTTTCAAACGTAAAGGATTTATTATCAAAAGATAACGCGGACGACAACGCGGGCGAACTTGAAGATAAGGACGCTAAAATCAGAATGCAAAAAGAAGCGTTGCAAAACGTTTCAAAGGTTGTGTCAGACTGTTTGCATAAAATTAAATTGTAAAACTCTTTTTTATCTTTTTTATTCATTACAACAATGGATCAAAAACAACTTCAAGAAACACTCGAAACAACTTTAAAAGAAGTTTTGCCATGAGTAGTTGACGCAACAGTTGACGCTAAAATGGACGAGAAAGTTTCAAATTTAGAAAAAGCAATTGCCGATCTTAATGCAAATATTAAGAAAGGAATTGACGAAGAAGAAGAAAGCACAAACGAAGCAAAAAAGACAATGTGAAAATTCTTCAAAGCACTTGCAAAGTGTCATAACGACGCTGAAGTTGCAAACGTAAAAGCAACTTATTTAAACGAATGAACTGACTCTGAATGATGATACATGGTGCCAGTTGAATTCGCAAGAGAAGTTTTCAAAGTAGCTGGAGACGCTGGAGTAGTTAGAAAATATGCAAGAATTATTCCAATGTGAACAGATACAAAGAATATCACAACAATAACAAATTCAATCACTTGTTATTGGACTGACGAATGAGAAACATATACTGGAAGCAAACCAACACCAGGACAATGCCAGTTAATTGCTTATAAAATGACAGCTTTAGTTTCTGCAACAAACGAATTGATCGAAGACAACATGACAGATCAAGAAGTTTGGTCTTTAGTTTCAGAGTTAATCGGAGAAAAGATCGCAGAATTTGAAGATGAAAACGTTTTAGTTTCTTCAAGTAAGTTTACAGCTTTACTTGCTGACACAAACGTTAATGTCACAAATATGGCAACTGGTGAAGAATTTAAAGATATTTCATACGACGATTTGATTGATATAATCAGAAGCGTTCCAATGAAATATAAAAAAGGTCAACCAAGATGGTTTATGAATCAAGATATAGTAAAACATATCGAAAAAATTAAAGATTTAGACGGTGAACCAATTTTCCATTCTTCAAGATCATTGAGAGACGGACAAATTGAAAGCTATCTTCTTTGATACCCAATCGAAATAATTGACTCTATGCCTTGAGACACAACAAGCGGTGCAGAAAAAGCATTCGTTTTGTTCGGAGACCTTAAAAACTGGGCTTTCGGAGATAGACGCCAGCTTTCACTTTCTGCTTGATACATGAGCGGAAACTGGGAGAAAGATATTCAATCTCTTAAAGCAAACGAAAGAATCGCTTGAAAGGTTATATTCCCTAAAGCATTCGCAGTTTTGAAGACATGAGTTGCAAGTGCTTAATTTGCGATAATATAACAAAGGCGGAATTTATTTCCGCTTTTGTGAATATTGTTTCAGATTTTATTTTGTAAACAATCAAATCATGGCAAAGAAAAAAGACAACGTTTCAAATGATTTAAACGAAAACGTTAAAAACGAAAACGAGTTGGAGAACACACCAACCGAAGAAGAAAACAACGCGGAAAATTCTCAACCCGCCGAAACAGATGAGAAAAAAGACAACGTTTCAAATGATTTTAAAGACAAAATTCAAAATACTTCTATTGATCGCGTTAGAGTTATTGCGAAATATAATCACGGATCATTTGATAAAGGCGTTGAATATGAAATTTCAAGAAAAACTTTAGAAAGCTACAACGGAATATTTGAAATTTTATAAAATAATCAAAAATTAAAATGGACGTTTGCATTTTATCGAAAAAAATATAAAAGATAAATGCAGACGTTTTTTATTAGATATTTTCAAAAACAATGGCAGAAACAACCGACGCACAAAATTTAGCAAAAGCCGTAGCTTATGTGAAAACGGTTCTTTGAATATCTTGAAGCGATCAAGACACTATTTTATGAATTTATATTCAAAGTGCGGTTGCGAAAATTTACGAAATAACTTGAATTGATTTATTGCAACTTTGAGCCGTCGAAAAAAAGTTTGATTGAGCTTGACAAAAAATATTATTTTTACCAAGTTATATTTGAGAATTAGAGAAAGTGCAATATAATTCAAACCAACGATGAATGCCAAACCGAACGGATTTTGAAGAAAATTCATATTTATTAAAAGAAGATTGACAGCTTGTTTTTAAAAATGCGTTGCCAAGATGATATTGAAATATTTTGGTTGAATATAAATATTCGTTCGATGATTTTGATTCAACGCCAAGAAGTCTTGCAGATTTAAAACTCGCACTTGCTTTATTAGTTGGAAATATTCAGTCAACTCAAAAATCGACTTGAATTTCAAGCGAAACCGTTTCTTGAACTTCAATCACTTTTGATAAAACGACTATGACAAGCAACGTCACAATGCTTATTGATAAATATAAAGTTTTTGCATTATAACGAAAAGAAATCATGACAATGTTTCAACTCGATTATTCAACTGCAACCGTAAAACGTTTGGTTTATGCGGAAGACTCAAACGGGAATAAAAAAGCGACTTATACTGGATCATGAGTTTCAGTTAAATGATACCTTTCGCCCGAATCAAAAAATAATCAAGAAGTTTGACTTGATAGGTTTTGACAAGTTTATAATTTTGAATGTGACGCACCTTTCGACGTAAAGGAATCAGATATTTTAACAATAAATAATGTAGATTATGAAGTTAAATCTTTTGCCCACGTGAAATGAATAATGATTGATAGAATCCGCGTTGTTTTAGTTCTTCCAAAAAACGAATAATGATTGATATTGAACGAAAAGAAAAACAGCTTGAACAAATAACGCAAAAAATGTCACCCGAAACCGTTCAAAATATGTTGGATCGTTCAATAAAAAAATCCGTGATATTGTTAGAAAGATACGCGATCCAAGAAACGCCGACGGATCAATGACGTTTGAGAAATGATTTCCACACGGAATTTAGAAAATCTTTCGGACGCTTATTTAATCCGACGGATTATGCGGTTTACGTTCATGAATGAACCCGTCCGCATTATGCCCCAAAAGATAAATTGCAAGGGTGGGCGAACCGTCATTGAATAAACGTAAACGTCTTGCGATTATCAATCGCGAAGAAGTGAACAAAAGCCAATCCGTTTATGGATCGTGCGGTGGATCAAGGAGAAAAACAAGTTGACGAAATATTCTCAAAAGAAATAGATCAAATGTTTTATGAAATAATAAAATAAATCATGATAAAAATTCAAGACGTTAGAAATGCGATAAAATCAAAACTCGATACGTTGACGTGAGACGGAAAAGTTTTCGTTCAAGCGTCAAGCGTTTTCACTCAAAAAGCAACCGGATTTCCTTTTGTAATGTTCGAGCCGTCTGAAATGTCGAGCGTTTACGAAGACACGGCGAACAATTACAGAAATTTTATATTTCAAATTGTGATCGTTCAAGAAATGAATCAAATTTCCCGTGCCGACGCAATGGACATTTTATTAAATTGTTTTGAACAAATGGTTGACGCGTTCGATCAAGATTGGACGCTTTGATGAGTTGTTCAACAAGTGGACGCAACAAACGGAAATTTCGGAGAAATCGACATGGAAAAATGACCGTGTCTTTATTTATCAAGCAATTTAAATTGCCGTGTTTTAGTTCCTATTGTATAATCAAAATGAAAGAAATCAAATTTTTCCCAAGAGAAAAAGACAGAAAGCCGGAAGAAGTCAACGCACCGGTTGAAGAAACAAAAGACGTTGAAAAAGATTCAAAGAATGATAATAATTGAAAAAAGAAATCCTTTAATTCCAAAAAATAAAAAAATGGATTGGATCAAAAACATTAAAAACATTTTTTCAACAAAAAAAGCGTTTGTTGAAACGTCTTGAAATTGAATTGACGATTGATTATTCGTTGACTTGTTTAATGAGTATTCAAGCCGTGATTTACATAAACTTTCAAAAACCGATTATTTGAATTTTTACAAATGACGGTGTTTTGTTGCGGTTTGAACTATCGCCCAAGCCGTTTCCCAATTAGATCGTCAAGTCACGGACGGAAAATGAAAACCAATAAATGATCCATTGCTTGATTTAATTTCGGACGAATTTTTGTTGAACGTTGTTTCTTATATGAAATTAAACGGGTGAGTCTATATTTGGAAAAATATGGTTTGAAATAAAGTCGTAAATTTACACATATTGCGTCCAGATTTGGTTCACGCAATTTTGAACGATACGAAAACAGCGATTGATCATTATGATTATAATTATTCGCCAAATAAGAAAAAAAGGTTCGAAGTAGATGAAATAATTTCAATTCAAAATTTCAATCCGCTTTACCCATACCCTTTGAATATTGATTGACTTTCAGACGTTCAAGCGATAGCAACTGCAATTGACGCAGATTATCAAGCGTCAAAATGGAATTGGAAATTCTTTTATAACAACGCGAGTGTTGACGGAGTTCTTGAAACCGAACAAAATCTTTCACCCGAAAATGTTGAAAAAATCCAAAATAAACGAGATCAGAAATATCGTTGAACTGACAACGCACATAAAATTTGAATATTGACTGGTGGTTTAAAATATAGAGCAGTAAATCCAAGTCAAAAAGAAATGGATTTCGTTGAAAGTCGTCGCTTTAATCGTGATGAAATATTATGATTCTTTAAAGTTCCAAAAGCAATGATTGGACTTTGAGAATGAAGCGGAAACAATTTGAACGTTCGTGCTTATGAGCAGATTTTCGCACGTCAAGTTGTGAAACCACTCGCAAAAAGAATAGCACGATCATTAAATTATGAATTATTCGGAGAATGAAAATGGTTTGAGTTTGTAAATATCGTTCCAAACGATCTCGAACAAACGCGTCAAGATTGGTTGGCAAACTGAATGACTTTAAACGAGTTTCGTGCAACGAGAAATCTTCCGCCAGTTAAAGACGGTGACAAATTACGTTCCGCATATATTTTGGGGGCGTATGGTGCATGAAGCGATTCATGAAACGCTGAACAAGAAGTCGTTGACCTTGACAAAGAATTTGAACAACCAATAATGAAAAATCTTGAATTAAAAAAAAAGATTGATTGAATAATTGAAAAATCAATTAAAGAGAAAACTCGTTGAACTGAAGAATATAATCAAAAATATCGAGAAAGGAAAATGGAAAGAAACAATAAATTCGATCAATTATATTTAGATAAAATCGAGAAAATATTTGAAAAACAACAAAAAGAAATTCTTTCAGAATATAAAACTCGATATAAAGAAAACGTGAAAGAATGAAAATCAATAAAGATTGATAAAAAAGCGGAGATGAAATTTCCTTTATTATCAATTGAAAAACGAGCTTTGATTTATTATCAATTCTTGAAAGAAACTCAAAACGAATTGGTTAAAACCGAAGCAGAACAAGCCTTAATTGAAGTTTGACTTGTTCACGATTTCGTTATTTCGGATTCGTTAGAAAAACAATTGATGAAAAATATTCAAAAATTCGCATGATCAATCGACACAGACACAAACAAGAAATTACAAAATAATTTCGAAAAGATATTGTCCGAATGATTATCGTTCGATCAAGGAAAAGATTTATTGCTTGAAACTTTCACGGAATTAAAAACAAGTCGTGCAGAATTGATCGTGAGAACTGAAACGGTTCGTGCGTGAAATTGGGGTTCAGAATTATGACGAAAAGAAAGTGGAGTTGTCGAGAAAAAGCAACGATATACAGCCCTTGACGAAAGAGTTTGCGAATATTGTTGACCGATGAATTGAAAAATCGTTTGATTATGAGAAAATTATTTCGATAAATGAGATGTTTTAATTTGAGTGAATGGCGGAGAAATGAAACTTGATTATTCCGCTACGCCTTACCCACCTTTGCACCCGAATTGCCGTTGTGTAATTCTTCCGGTGATTGAATAAAGTTTTAATTATTAAAAAATAATAAGTATGGAAAAAACCTTTTGACAAGACAAGATCGTTTTCAAAGAAAAAATCAACATGAAAGAACGACAAAAGATTTCAAGTATTGTTAGAAAACGACAAGAAGACAAAGACGAAATGCAAATGACGTTTGACATTTTCCCAGTTCGAGTTGCTTCAATAAATTGAAACACCGAAATGACAGACGATCAGAAAAAAGAATGGATTGAAAACTTAACAGATTTGAATTTATTCAAAGACGTTGCCGAAGTTTTAGGAGAACTTCAAGCGACCGCATGATGACTTGACGAAAAAAAAAAGATAGATTCACTTACGAATTCGACAAAATAGCAAATACGGGAAAATCAGATTTAAACGATCCGGAATTATTGGAAATTATAATCATTGATAAATACCACCGGACACATGAAGAATTTATGAACACCCCGAAAGAAATTATTGATTTGCTATTGCTGAAATGGTGAGCGGACGCAAGAGCCGAAAGGAAAAATCAAAAATCTTTATCAACTAAAAAATAAAATTCATGGCGTCTTCAAAAGTTCTTGAAATTATTGTAAAAGCTACGGATCAAGCGTCGAAATCTTTTGACGAAATTTCAAAGAATTCTCAAAAATTGTCCGATAGTTTGAAGAACGTCAAAAAATATTCCGGAATAGCAACGACAGCCCTTGTTTGATTATGAACCGTTATGGTGAAACAAGCAACCGACATTGAACCGGTGAAAAACGCGTTCGATAATTTAACGAAAACGGTTGGCGAAAGTTGAGACACAATGTTGAAATCTTTAAAGCAAGCGTCAAAATGAGCCGTTTCGGAATATGATTTAATGCTTTCAGCAAATAGAGCATTAAAATTATGAGTGACGCAAAACACGGACGACATGACGGACTTGATGAAAATTGCGAGACTTTACGGACAGCAAATGGGACAAGACGTCACGCAATCTTTTAATGATATTGTGACTTGACTTTGAAGATGAAGTCCAATGATTTTGGACAACCTTTGAATTATTATCGATTCTGAAAAAGCGTATGAAGATTACGCAAAAACATTATGAAAGAGTTCAAAGGAATTGACAAAAGCCGAAAAGACGCAAGCATTAGTAAATGCGACACTCGTTGAATGAAGAAAAGCCCTTGACGAATTTTGAGAACCCGCACAAACAATGGCGGAAAGATTCGCACAGTTGAAAAACACTTTCGTCGATATTTGAACGAAAATTTGATCCGCATTATTACCAGTCGTTCAAAAACTTCTTAATGCTATTCAACCCGTTATAAATAAAATCGCCGATTGGATTGAAAAAAATCCAGAGCTTGCTTCAAAAATATTATTGGTGACGACAGCGATCACTTGATTGATTTTCGTTTTCAGTTCGTTGCCTTGAATTATATCGAGCGTGACTTCTTGATTATCTCTTTTAATGTCGCCAATTGGTTTAGTTATTGCATGAATCGCCGCACTTGCACTTGCATGGGCGACGGATTTTTGATGAATTAGAGAAAAGACGGCGGAAATAGTTTGAAAAATTTCGGACATTATAAAACCACGACTTGATAAAATCAAAGCGTTTTGGGAAGAACACGGCAAAGAAATAATGACCGCTTTATCGGTTTTGCGAGACGCGGTTGAAAATATATTCAAAGCGTGATTAGACATAATCGGTTGAATTCTCGAATGAGCATTTCAAACGATTGATATAATTATGAAAATTTTCACATGAGATCGGGAATGAGCGTGGAATTGAATTGTCGATTTAACAAGGAACACTCGAGAAACAATTCAACAAGTGACGGAAGATTTATTTTGACCGTTGCTTGATTGGATCGCAGATAAATTGACGCAAGCACGAAATCGGATCACGGAAAAAGTGACCGCGATAAAAGATTCCGTTATTGGAATTTTTCAAGCGTTGCGAGAATGATTAAAATTGTGATTTGAATTTTGGATTGCTTTATTTACTGGAGATCGGGAAAGAGTCAGCGAGATTTGAAACACTATGGCACAAGCGATAGACACGGCGTTGACGAACGCGTTTTGACAAATGCGGGAAAATATCAAAGGAAAATTCAGAGAATGAATTGACACGGTTCTTGGTTGGGTTGAAAGTTTTGTTGGTGCTATCGAATGAGTTGTTGAAAGAATTAAAAACGCATGGAATAGCGTAAAAAGTGCGGCACAAAGTGTCGTTTCAAGTGCTAAAAGCAAATATGATAGTGCGGTTGCTTCTTTGAAAAGTTTAGTTTCATGATGAAAAGCGAACGGGTGACCAGTTTCAATGTGAAATACTTATCTTGTTTGAGAAAGGTGACCGGAATTGTTCGTTCCAAGACAAAGTTGAACAATTATTCCGAATCATGAAATCACGAATAATAATTGAATCACGATAAATATTTCATGAGTGAGTGTGAGAAACGAAAACGATATTCAAGAACTTGCAAGAGAAATGGTGAGACAGATTAAACTTGAAAAGAATTTCGGGATCGCTTAATTTATATTAAAAGCAAAAAAACAAATGGACAACATTTTATTAAACAGCGGGTTATTAGGAAACGCACCAAAAAAAAGATGATGAGTCGAGCCGGACAGTTGAATGTTTATCTTTAATTGATACAACTTGCACAACTGAACGACAAGACGCGTTATAAATTCTGATCATGACGATTTATGAGATATTGCACTTGAAACATATAATTTCCCAAGAGCCGACGGGTGAAACGCGTTGAATAAATTTTATAGAACGAAAACAATCACGATCACAATGTGTTTATCTTCAAACACCGCCGACGGATTAAACGACTTGATTGACGAATTGAAATTTCAAACGAGTAAAATGCAATGATATTTGGACATAATAATAAATTGACTCGTAAGAAGACGGGAAGCGACTTTGACTGGATTAAAATTTTGAAGACAAAATTATAATATAACTTTCGTTCAAAATGTTGTTTTAACTTTTACTTGCGTCAATCCTTTATCTTTCAATTTAACAAGTATTACGAATACATACACGGGAATTTCCGGAAATTATGCAACTGAATTAAATTATTCTTGAAAAGTGAATTGCTACCCGTCAATTTATTTAATCATTAAAAGCGAAACGTGATTAAATTCTTTTTCAATTGACATGAATTGATATTTATTTACGATTTCGAACGAATTTGAAGCCGGAGATTTTATAATAATCGACGGAGAAACAAAACTCGCGAAATTAAATTGAACCGTTATCACTTATTCTTGACCGTTTCCAATAATCGAACCTTGATTGAACCATATAGAAATAAAAGTCAATTCGGGTGCGTTAGTAAATTATGACATGATCTTTATTTATAAAAAATTATTCTTGTAATGAATAGATATGACATAAAAGTTTATAGTAAAGAATGAATTTATCAAACGACGATAAATCCGAACGTGATCATGAGTGATATTTCTTTCACCGAAAACGTGAACGGTTGACAATGACAATTACAATTAAATCTTGCGTTGGGTTTTGGTGATAATACTTTTCACGGCGGAGAAATTATAAAAATAATTCTTTACAGCGAAAAATATAAACAATGAAAGCAAATTTATATGTGATTTGTTTCGCAGATTTCGAGAATTTACGATATAAATAAATGATATATTCAAATAACTTGTTTATGAATCGCAAGTTTATTAAATTCAATATTATTTACTTGAAGTTATTCTTGAACAATCGAAACGATATTGACAGCAATAATCACGAAATTCAATAATAATTATACTTGAAATTTGATTACAGTTTGACAAATTGATTCATATTCGGAAAATATAAGCGTCGATTTTGATAATACGGTGACTTGCACGAAAGCGATCAACGAAATAAATAAAATCACGAATTATTATTGGTTTGTCGATTCGGATTGAAAGTTTAATTTTAGAAAAAAATTTACTCAAACAAACCATATTGTCGCGAATCAACAAGTCGTAGAAAGTATGAATTTGAATTATAGCATGGAATCAATAATAAATAAAATATATGTTGAAAGAAAAGATTGAACGGCGAAATTATATCAAGATTTCACGTCTCAAAGCACGTATTGAATAAAAGAAACTTATAATAAACAACAAAGCATAGTTGACGAACAAACGCAAGACGAATTCTGAAATAATTATCTTGAACAATATTCAAATCCGAAGAATGCAAGCACGATCGTAATAAATGACGAATATGATATTGAAAGTGTCGTTCCATGAGATACGGTGACCGTCGTAAATAGTGAATATACAATAAAAGATTTATTGATCGAAAAAATATCTTATACGCCGTTAAAAATTACGTTGACTTTGGAAGAAAACGAAACATTGCGGGACGCAATAAGCAGTTAAACAACCCTTTTATTTTAATATAATTTAGAAATGTTTACAAATTACAAAAACGCAAACAACGCGGACAGCACCTTAATAGCGGACATTTCCGCAAGTGCGACAGCGTTATTGATTAAAGACGGGGATCAATCTTTATTTCCGTCAACTTTTCCATTTCTTTTAACTTTGGAACATTGCGACACCGACGATAATGTTATTTTAAGGGAAATTGTAAAAGTCACTTCAAGTAATCAAAATTCTTTTACGATCGTGAGATGAGCTTGAATTTGTGTTCAAGACGACACGGCTTCAAATAGGAGTCAAGATAATACAGCCCACGCTTTTTATTCATGAGATAAAGTTTCGCTTTATTGGACAGCCGAACAAGTTGCAGACATTCAACAAAAATTGGAGACGTCCGTAAACGATTCAGCAATCGCGGACGAATACAACAGCACGGCGACATATTCTATTTGAGATATTGTTATGTATAAAGGAGATAGATATTCATGCACGACAGCCGTTTCAACGCCCGAAGAATTTGACAGCACGAAATGGACAAAAATTTCGGTTGAATATAATCTCGATTCGCTTCAAACTCAAATTGACGATCTCGCAAGTCAAAGCGGGGCGAGTGATCATTTGGAAGATGAATGACTCGTTTGATCTTATTATGAAATAACTGATCCAATGTTCAGACAGTTGACAACAACTTATGACAACGCTTCAGTTGACGCGAACGTTTGAGACACGAACGCAAGCACGGAAATTCATATTCAAAGACAAGGAAGCGGAACGGCAAGCAATCAATTAAAATTAAAAGTTAAAATGGCTTGATCACCAACAACAAGTTTGGTTGTCGAAGTAAGGAAATGAATTTCAGTTATAAATACGAATAAAAAAAGTTCTTATTGGTATTGAGACTCGAATAATGTTATTGCAACGGCTACTTTGCCATATACAACATTTTCAAGTTCTTATCAAGAAATAACAGTTGCTTTAAATGAATCTTTTGGTTGAACTGAATGAGAATTATTGGACGTTGTTATTTATCAAGCAAGCCATATAGTAAACGCCAGCAATTATTATGTTGTCGCTTGCGATTCAACGCAACAATCCGACGCATTCCAATATTTAAAAATGGCGAACGATTACGAAACTATAAAACAAACAGCGAATATTCCATATTGTGTTTCAGATTGATTCGCGAATATTTTATTGACAAGAGTTTCAACGACTGGTGCTTATGCGTTGCCAAGAAATTTGAAAACATTATGAGAAAAAGCGAAGTTGACAACTTTGGGAAGACATACGGACGGGGTTTGGTTGGATCATAAATCCGAAGACACTATTGATTATATTCATTGATGATACAGCACATGGACGATTAAATGGTCTGAAACTTCAACGCCAGCGAGTGCTTTTGTAGATTACGAAGACGACGCAGAATGAATGACGCAAGGAAGTTCAGACTGGGACGCAATTTTCGGTTTTGAGTGAGTAAGATTAAACACTTCTTGAGTTGAAACTTGAAGCGTAGATTTAACAAATATGTCGAGTGAATCATGATTGACTTCATGAGATAATGTTATGGTAAAATTTCCTATTCGTTGAATTAAAATGACAAAAAGCGGTTCAACTTGCACTTTATCAATAACAAATAATCCAAACGCCGAAGACGAATGATTTCAATATTATGCACATTCTCGTTGAACTTTATCAAGCCCAGTAAAGAAAAACGCGTTTTATTTATGAGTTTATGAATGAAGTCTTTCAAGTTCAGTTTTGAAATCTTTATCGGGGGCAACTGTTGAATCAAATCACACAATGTGAGAATTTATAGGTTATGCAAGGGCGAACGATTGAAATTCTTGAAATGGCGGTTATGATATAGTTTGATTCTATCAAAGAATGTATGTAAACGCTTTATATATGATGAAATATTGAAATATTGATTCTCAATGAACTATCGGACAATGAATCGTTTCATGATCAAAACAAGCGTCATGATGAAGTAATTCAATTGCGGGTGCTACTGGTTGAAATACTTGAAATCAAACAAGCTACATGAAATTATTCGGACTTGAAAACTGGTGGTGAAATGTTTCTGAATGGCTTGGTTGAATTTGCACAGATTGAAGCAAAAATTTATGGACAGCACTTCAAGGATTCGCCGGAGATATAACAACAAGTTCGCCATACGAAAATACTTGAGTGACTATAACGACAACAAGTTGAAATGATCTTTCAAGTATATCATGAGATAATAAAGCTATGTTTGCACCGCTTTGAACGGTAAATAATTCAAGCTACAACACTTATTATTGCGAT